CCCCTATATTCTTATCTCTGCCAAATCCATCACTTCTTTGCGAGAGTTTAAAACTGTAAGCATCAAAACCAATAGGTTCGGTTATTTCTATTTTTCCAAAATTAGGACTAACAAAGTTTAAGTAGAATTTCATTTTGTAAATTTACAAAAAAAACCGTTACAATTAAGTAGCGGTTTTTAATCTCTTTTCTTTTAATGATTATTTTCAACTTGGCAAAATATCTTCTTGATGTATAACAGTTTTAATGTCGTTGCCCTTTGTGTCAAATCCTAATGAAACTGTAACGTGCTTTCCGTTTATTGCTCTTACAACAACGTTTCTAAAAGTTGGTGCAAATGCTTTTCTTTGTTCCCCAATGTGTAATGATGATGTATTCATAATTTCTATTTGTTATTTGTTTCAACAAATATAAACTAAACTACATTGTTAGGTATTAAATTAACAAACTTTAACATTTAATTATTTTTAATAAACAAACGATTGTTTAAAACTTTTGTTCTTTGACCATTAGTAGCTTTCCATTTATTTACGCCCCTTTCATCAAAACTAAAACCCCCGCTATTTCTGTTCGTAGATTTTATTAATCGCTCAATTCCCGAATTAAAATCGTCCTTGCTCAATCCGTTGCTTTTATTTGCCGTTATTCCTTGCGATAACAAGCCTTTCATCATTTGCCCTTGCCATTGGTCGTGTGTGTAAATTTGCGTTCCTTTTGGAGCGTCCATTAAAACGTCACGCCCTTGTGGCTTAATTATTTTGCCGTCGGGAGTTACAATTGTTTCTTTGTATTTTGAGCCTTTACCGTCATTTACTAACATTAACCCGCCATCATGTTCTCCACCTTCAAAGAATGCTGGTATTTGTTGATTAGCTGCAAATGCTAATTGAGCTAATCCAATACCTAATGTTATAGATGCCGCTATTTTCGCTCTAATTATCGATGTAGGGTCTCCAACTACCAATTGCGATGCATAAGCCGCTAATGTTGCTTGTGCTGTATTTATACCGATATTAAATAACGCTAATTTCTTTTGTGCTTCCGCTTCTCTGTTTTGAATTGCTCTTCGTCTTTCATCGTACTGCTCTGTAATTGCTAATTGTGCGGTTGTGCTTTCTCCAGCAAATTGCAAGGCAACGTCTTTTTGCATTTCTAACCTACCATATTCCGCATCAAAGTTCCGTTGACTTGCGCTATTAATAAAATTAAATGCCTCTTTTGCGACTTCTGAAATAGCTAGAAATGTAACTGCAAATTTCTTTTCTAATGAATCCGCACCCGCTAAAAGTTGATTAAATGTCCCGTCAAAGAATATTTGCAAAGATGATAAATTTGCATCTTGTAAAAATCCCTCTTGAAAACTTTTAATATAGTCGTCAGTTGCTTCTTTAAATGCTTTCATTGCTGCCGTACCATCATACATTGATTCCGCTTGACTTCTAAATTGATCGGTTGCCTTTTTTGCGCTTATTGCTAGCTCGTCCTCTGAACTTTTAATTGCATCAACAAACTTTTGTGTGTCGTCAATTAATTTTTGGTAATACAAATAATCTTGGCTAGTATTACTAAATTGATTTTGCACTTGTTTTAATATTGAAATTTGACTTTCTAACTGCATCAGTAATCCCTCATAAGATTTCGATTGCGCTTCAATTCCTTCTACTTGTTCCCTTTTTGCTTTTGTATTTTTTTTCGTTGCTTTTGTATCTTCATCCGTTGCTTTTGTTGCTTTTTCAGGATTTTTAAAATTATTTGCACCAACAACTAAACCGTTATTAAATCCCATAACTAAAGCCAAATCTTTCATTTCTTTTTTAACTTCTTTGAGTTCTTTTTTTGCTCTATCTAGTTTAAAAGTATCTGTTATTGCAGGCAATCCAAGTGCATTTAACTTAATTCCGTCAATAGTTGCAATTAATTGTTTTTCTTGGCTTTTTAAAGCGTTCAAATCCCAATTAGCATTGTCCCTGTTTTTTAATGCCGCTGCTGATTTTAAATTAACAATTTCAAGTATTTCCGCTTCTGACTTTTTTTGCTCTCTTAATTTGGCGATTAATTCAGCCATAAACACAGAACCTTCTTTTGTCTTTTTGTTGTAATTGCCTATAAATGTTTCGGTTTTATTTACCGACTGCAATAATCCTAAAAATTCATTAAATCCTTTTACGGCTGAGGTGAAAAACTTACTAATAGCACCATCGCCCTCGTTAAAACTTCTAATTAAATTAGTCCAACTATTGCCTAATCTAGTTGTTTCAGCGTTTAAACTTTCAACTCTTTTTAAATTTTCAATTCCATAAGCCTTTTCTACTTCTTTTGCAAAAGCGGGCAAAACCTCTGCTGCCATTACTTTTCCATCTTTAAGCATTTTATTTAATACTTGTTCGGAAACTCCCATTGATTTGGCTAATATTCCAAATGCACCAGGCAATCTTTCTGATAATTGACCCCTTAATTCTTCCGCTTGAACAGTTCCTTTTGACAACATTTGCGTTAATGCCAAAAATGCGCCGTCCTGTTGTTCAACTGAAAGACCCATTGAACCAGCCGCTTTTGAAATGCTTTCAAATATTCCTTCAATTTCTTTTCCTGACAATTTATCTTTTGCGGAAACGTAAAATTGTGTAAATGATTTTGTTAATTCATTAATCCCAACTCCGTACTGTTCCGAAACTCTCAATAAAAAATCTTGTGCTTTTACAAAATCTTCTTGACTTCCAATAACTTGTTTTAATGCTAAATCTAAAGACTGTAATTGTTTTGTTTGTTGGAAAATATCTTTTGTAACTGCTGCAATTAACCCAACGCCACCAATTACGCCAAATGCTCCTAAAAGTCCCGTTATTCCCGCAATTGCTTGTTGTGGATAGTTACCTACATTTCTGTTAAATCGCCCTACTGCTCGGTCTGCTGCTAAAACTCTGGTATTTAAAGATTGAAATTGCGTTTGTGCTGCCCGTAACTCTCTATTGTATTGAGCTTGCGTTTGGCTTGCGGTTTTCCCTCTTACAATTAAATCCTGATACCTTTTACTAGCAATAGATTGTTGAGCCGACAAATTAGCGTATGCACCCGCTAAATTAGAAGTTGCTTGCGCTTGTCTGTTTGCGTTTTGCGTTAAAACTCTAGTGTTAACTATCTCTTCCGTTGTCCTTACGTTGCTTTGTGCTTTTGCTGCCGTTAAATTAACAATTTGCTTCTGTAAATTAGCCACTATTGTAGCTTGTTTTTGCAAATCAGCCGTTAATTTAACGTTGTTACTATTGTTTGCATTTAGTTCTTTCGGCGTGTTTATTTTAATTAAATGTTCGTTCGCCTTTCTTGCTTCTGATGACAATTTAATAATTTCAGAAACAGAATTTTTTAACTTTAATTCAAGTTCAGTAAGTCCTTTAATTGCTTCTTTGCTTACAATTATATCTATCGCGTTTGCCATTTTATTAGTTTTGTTTTGCTTTTTCTTGCATTATTTTAACGTATTCAATCCATTGAGCAACCACAACTTTTCGAGGGTTTATAGGTGCAATTTCTAATCCCATTTGAATTATGGCTAATTGTTTGTAAAGTGATACATTTTCCTTTTTACCATCGTCTTTTAATTCGTTTTTCAATATTGCGATTTGGTTTTTAATTCCTTGCAAATCACTACTAATTCTATTTAAGTTTTCAATATCGCCAACTTTTGAATTAACTACTGGCATTTTGTACCTCCACTCTTTTAGCTCAATAATTAATGAAAGCCGTAATTCTTGACCAAGTATTGTGTTTTCAAAACCCGCAAACATTATAAAAATAATTTCCGAAACTGTTTTGTATTTTGCAATTAAATTGTCAATCTTTGCCCACTTTTGTAGCTTTAATTCAAAGCTTCTGTCTTGCAAAGCACTGTAGTACTGCTCCATTATTTCGACTTCTGGATTGCCTATTTCAATTCTTTTAGCTCGTCCATCATAATCTTTTAGCAACCAATTATTATCTTGCGTGGCTAAAAACCTATCAAAATTATAAATAGGTAGTTCATCAATAGATTGAAATATTTTCATAAATGTTTTTTTATAAAGTTTTCCAAATCTGGTTTTATAATTTCGTAATTTAGCCTAAAAGCGTTTTCTTTTGTAAGTCCTAAAAGTTTTGTATATCCATCAAAAAAAGATTTCTTATCGCCCGAACCCGTACCCGTGTTTGTAATTACCACTTTTGTCAAATCCGAACTCATATCAATTTGAAAACTTCCCATAAAATCCCCTGTACCAAAAAAGGTATATGGATTTCCCGCTATTTTTATAGGATTTATCATTTGCGTTGTCAAACTATAAACGCCCGAAAAAACACTACTTTTATTTTTGAGCATCAATCCATCAGTACCGATACTGTTTTCAATTTGATTAACGTTTAAATTTACTATTTTGTTTTCATTTCTAGCAACTGAATTTTCAGTTTCGTTTAGGATATTATCCCGAACAAATCGCACTTTTTGCAAATAATCGTTAATCGTTACCATAAGACAAATTTACATAAAAAAAGCCGTACAAAATGCACGGCTTGAAAAATCATTATTTTTATAATTACGAAACGATAACGCTTGCAATATCGGATTTGTATAAAACACCCCCAATGTTGATTGCGGTTGAGTTTGCTAATGTAGACGAAACCAAATCCACCGTGTAAACTCCAGCCGTTGCAGCTGCAATTGTTAAAACCACTTTTCCGTTCACATAAGCCAATCCACTTGGAACAACTACGACACCGCCTTTTTTCAATACAACGTTTGGTAAAGTCAATCCCTCAACTAAATGCGTTCGGTCTAACAATGTAGGCTTAAACGTTAAAGTTGTAGCCGCTACTGCAACTGGGTCAATTACAATATTTACATCGTTTACTCCATCCAAGTCAGATGGGTCAAAGTCTAAATTGTAAGATGCAATCCAAGCCATACGCTCCATTTCTAACAAGTCAGAAAATTGCATTGCTTGAGTGTACATAGATGGGTTGTTACCCTCTTTGCCTTTGTACGTTCCCGTGAAAAGCATTTTTAATCCAAAACCTTTAACTTCCCCGCCTTTTGTGCGAGTAAAGATTTTATTTCCTGAAACATCGTAAAATGATGCGTTCCAATTGTCTTTTCCGTTTAAAGTCCGTAATGCTTTCCAATTGATAACACCGTTGTTTAGAACCCCAGAAAATTCAGTTGGCATTTCGCCCGTTACTTGCTTAAATCCTGATCCTTCAACCGTGTTAATGTTTGGCTCTGGTGTGTTTTGCGTGAAACTTTCGTAACCTTTTACAATTACCAAATTGCCTAATTGTTGTTGCTCCTTAACATAGTCCAAGTCTTGAGTATCATTGTACCTAAAGCTTTTATTTGAAAATTCAACTGTTTCAATTCTATCCCAGTCAAACGGACAACCCGCCAAACCCGTACCTTTCACATTTCCCGCATCGCAAGCGACTACGTATAATTGTGCTAATAAATTTGCTATTCCCATTTTATTTTATGTATTTGTTTATTTTTAAAAAATCAATTTCTTTTTTATTGTTTAGCGAAATAAATTCACTTTGGTTATAAACCCGTTCTTTTGTAAATCGTTTTAATACCTTAAAACTTTCCTCTTTGCTTACTGTTTTTTTTGCCATTTGTTAGAATTTAATTGTATTAATGCATTTCGGCTCTCCGTTTGCTTTCTCTTCAAATTTAATCGTAATATCTAAAACAATCACATTTGAAAAATCTGTTACTTTTGTCAAGTCCTCTTCGGTATAGTTTGCTTCTTTTCTTTGCGTAAAATCCCCGATAATTGTAGTAACCCCACTTTTTTCAAGCGCGGTTATAACATTTTTTAACAAAGGATTTAATACGTTTTCAAATTCAGTATTCCAAACCGTTGGATTCCTATTTGTTACAACTTTACTATCTTTTACTAAAAGAATTTTGCAAACTCTAGTTAGTGAATGACTGTATCTGTCAACCGTTTCATCGCCTGCCGCCAACCAAATCAAAGGATATTTATTCCCCGCAATAGTTTTCAAAAACAAAATTAAATCTGACTGGTCGCCCCATTCGTACCGTATTGGAAAATCTTTGTTGTTGCTATCTTTGTAGTTTGGCAACTGTAAAAATATTTCTTTGAGTATGTTTTCGGAAACTATCATATTCCTATCTGATTTTTAAATTCAAATATTTTAGGATTTCTGTTTAAGTAAATTGGATTATCATAAATAAATTTTAACAAAGAATAGTTTTCAAATTCATCATCTAAAAAACCCAAAAGTTCTCTATTTAACGAATGAAAATAATCATTTGTACCTTGATACTCCCTTACAAATTCATTCCAAACCCTTACAATTCTTTGCGTAGGATTAACGCCCGTTGCTCCTTTTGGCAATGCTTTAACATCCCCAACTCCTGCCATATAGCTAACTTCATCCACTAAAAAAAAGTAGTAAACATAGTCTGCTAAAAGTGATTGTTTTGCCGTTCCTAAACTATAAATAAGTCCTTTCCAATTGCCTTTTCCGTTTATCAAATCTATCCATTTTTGCGGAATCCCTGTCGTTACAACGGGGAAAATTCCATTTACTAAATAGGTTTCGAGTTCGGTTATTTCGGCATTAGTCAAGAACATACGCAACAACAAACGACAATTTTCGTCGATCAATAACTCTAAATTAGCAAAAGTTTTGCTATCTGCTTCATGCAAATTAGGAATTGCACGGCTTGTAGATTGAAAATAACTGTCGTTTATTATGTACATATCTTTTTATTTTTTAGCTTTTAAATATTCTGCAACCTTGTCAATACTTACTAACTGATTAGCTAATTGACTATCGACTGTTATTTCATCGCCTTTTTTCTTTGTTGCAAAATCTTTGGTAAATACTATCTTTTTCATTTTTCTATGAAGCTAAAGTTACAAGTGCAGCACTAATTGAGGTAACTTTTCTGAAACCGCTTTTGTCTGCATTTCTAATTAAAAAAGCCAGTCTTTGTCT